TATGGAGTTTGAATTAAAAACTACTATAAACGATATGAAGGCAGTATTAGCTACACTACAGGAAGACATTAAAATAGGATCTCAGCCTAGAATGTTCGAAGTATATGCAACTTTATCAAAATCGGTTTTAGACGGTATAAAAGAATTACGTGATCTAAATATGGACATTGAAAATCTTAAAATCAAGAAAGAAGCAATGTCATTAAAGCAACAAATTGCTAGAAAATCACCAGATAATGGTGGAAATACAACTAATAATGTGAACTTGATGTTATCAGGAAAAGACTTGTTTAGTATGTTAAACAAAGCCAAACTCGATTCAGAGTTAAATGAGATAGACGCTGAATTTGACGTTGGTGATACAAGTGGAACCGTATATTAATTATGCAACAATCATTTAGAACTTATTTTAATAAAAATAAAGTATATAAAGAAAGATTCAATAAAGTATTTAATGAATATTATGATATAGGATATTTTGGGAAATTAAAGAAATTAGAACTAAAAGAAGTACAATTAAAATGGTTTTACAGAGTAATACATATAGTAGAGAACAAGAATGCAAAAAGTCTATTGCCAATGAACCCAGTTACAGCTGAAATGATTGAAATTATAACTGGTGTAAGTTTAAAAGAAAAATCAAATAGACTGATAAAAAAGATAATGGAGAGTTTTGATGTATAGTAACAATGTTAATTTAAGATCAGCCGGTGAAAAAATTGAATATACACCAGAAATAATACAAGAGTATATAAAATGTAAAGAAGATATTTTATATTTTGCTGAAAAATATTATCAGATCATATCAATAGATAAAGGTAAAATACTAATACCTTTAAGAGAATACCAAAAACGAATGTTAAAATCGTTAATGGGTGTAGAGGGCGAAGAACGTCGCCATCGAATAGTACTGAGCGGACGACAATCAGGAAAAACTGAAATCTCAGTATTATATTTATTGCACTTTGCATTATTTCAAGAAGAAAAGAACATTGCAATTCTTGCGAATAATGAAAGAACAGCGACAGATATTCTAGCAAAATTAAAGACTTCATTTGAAAATCTTCCATTATGGTTACAGTCAGGAATTGTTGACGGCGGCTGGAGTAAAACATCTGTTAAATTAGAAAACGGATGTAAAATCTTTTCCGGTTCAACATCGTCGAATGGTATTCGTGGTAGAACTATTAATTTATTATTCTTGGATGAGTTTGCGTTTGTACCTAATAATATGGCAGATGAATTTATTGCATCTGTTTATCCAACTATATCATCTGGTAAAACATCAAAAATTATAATGGTTTCTACACCTAAAGGTATGAATCACTTTTATCATATTTGGGTTAAAGCAGTTAAAGAGATAAATAGTTTTCAACCTATTAAAATTAATTGGTGGGAAGTTCCTGGCCGTGATGATAAATGGAAAGAACAAACTATATCGGATATTGGTTTAATTAAATTCAACCAAGAGTTTCAATGCATCTTGGGTGACACAAATCTTGACATAATAAATAATAGTACTGATAAAAATGAATCGTTATCAATTAAAGATTTATATAATAAGTTAAAAGATAAACAATAAATCAAGTAACTCTTTAAATGATATTGATGCATATGAATTAAGTAAAATAGAAAACTTATGTATATGTTCTAAATATATAAATTCAAGAAAAAATAGTAAAAACGAAGAAGAATTTAAAGAATTATTACTAAGAGAGAAAATAATATGATTGAGAATATAGTTTATAATACAGAAGGTTATAAGATTAATACACCAGAAGGTTATAAAGACTTTAAAGGTATTTCATATAACGGTAAAAAAGAAATTTTATGTATTACATTAGAAAATATGATGTATATAGAAGCCTCTGAAGACCATAAATTTCTAATCGACAATCAATATGTAAAAGTAAAAGATATAACGCCAGGTGACACTATTCTGACTGTTTCAGGTAAATCTAGAGTAACTTCAATAGTAAATACTATGAAGTTCGAAGATACTTACGATATTCTTCACGTAGACAATTCAACAAATACATTTTTTGCTAACGGAATAGAAACTTCAAATTGTAAATTCCTTGGATCATCTCAAACACTAATCGATCCTCAATTACTAGAGAAATTAGGTACAGGTTTAAAATCGCCTTTGTCAATTAAATATAATGGTGGATTACAAGTTTATGAAGACCCAATCTCAGATGCATTTTATGTTGCTGGTGTTGATACTGCGGCCGGATCTGGTGGTGACTATTCGGTAGTTCAGGTATTAAAGATTTCAGGCGAAAAACAATTAGAACAGGTTGCGGTATTTTCCTCTAATACTATGTCTTATGCACAATTTGCGGAATATGTTATTGCTATATCAGAATTCTATAATGGTGCACAGTTGATGATTGAAAATAATGACATTGGTGGTCAAGTTGCGGATTTAATATGGCATGATTATGAATATGATAATGTTATTAATGTAGAATCTAAAAGAATTGGTGTAAGAGCAACAAAAAAATCTAAACTCCAAGCAGCTATGACATTTAAATTATATGTAGAAAATGGTTGGTTGAAAATAAATGATGACGAAACATTTAGACAGGTTACTATATTTGAAGAAGTTGCACCTAATGTATTTAAAGCTGGGCATTCTGAACATGACGACCATGTTATGGCTATGATGTGGGGATTATATTATGTTAATACTCAAGCATACGAAAATAAATCATGGGATAAACGTTCAATAGATACTAGATTGAAACTAGAAAAAATGAAAGATCAAGAATATGAAGATGCAGGTCTAATAGTATTCGACCAACCAGAAATGGATGAAGATGGGTTCACATGGGAAACCTAATCGAATATATAAATAAATCATCAATATAATGAGATGAATTAAGTTTATTTACGTTATATAAAGTTTAAAAACGAGGTATTAAATGGCTAATTTCAGAGCACCAGGCGTATCAATAAAAGAAGTTGATATTTCTGAAGTAGTTGCACCAGCCGGAACGAGTGTTGGTGCACTTGTAGGACCTGCTTATAAAGGTCCAACTAATCAAAGAATTTTGATCACAAGCAATCAAGATTTCATTAACACATTCGGATCTCCTACTTCAGGTACGAGCGCCGAGTTTCATTATTATGCAGCATTAGAATTTTTAAAAGAATCAGGATTCTTATATTTTGTTAGAAGTACTACTTCAGCAGATGAAGTAGGATATGTTTCAGTTTCAACGACTAGCTCTACTGAATTAACTTCAGGATCTACATCAGAAAACAAAACAAGTTATACTTCAGCAAATAAACCAACTGATTATGAACCGATTGAAGCTTTAACTGATGTACTTGATATTGGTGCACTCGGAGCAAGCTTAGAGAACGAAAATATCGCGCTGACGATATTTACTGAAAACTTAGCTACTACGACTTCAGGGTATTCTAACGGTTATAATTTCACTGGTAAATTCCCTGATACATATGAATTGTATAAAATCAATGTTTTTACTAAAACAACTAATGGATCATTTCCAACATCAGCTGAAGCTTTAAGCGCGACACCAGATGAAACATACATTGTTTCTAATAGTCAACTCGCTAAAGATTTTGACGGAAACAGTATGTATGTTAAAGATGTAATTAACGGAAGATCTAAATTAATCTACGCAAACACTAATAACAGTAATTTATCAGCAACATTCAATGGCTCAGTACCTGTTGCGCTTGGAGTTGGTGTAACTGATTTTACATCTACGCAAGATGCAAGTATTATAGAAGGATGGGACTTTTTCCTTAACAGAGAAGAATCACAACCAAATATTCTTTTAGGATCATATGATCCATCTAAAACGGCAGTTGTAACAGCAGTCGCTGATATTGCTAGTACGAGAAAAGACTGTTTAGCAGTTGTTGGTATCGGTGACAAAACAGATACAATTACTCAAATACAAGCAAAGAAAGTAGCTGCATTAAGTAATTCATATACAGCAATTTATACTGGTTGGGATTTAATCTTTGATTCTTATTCAGCAAAAAATCTATATGTTCCTAAATCAGTGTTTGCACCAGCAATTATCGCAAGAACTGATGCAGTTGCTAATACTTGGGACGCGCCTGCTGGATTATCACGTGGCGGACTTAGTTCTCTTGACCAATATAAAATCTTCTCAGAGGGCGATATTGGATTCTTATACAATTACGGAATTAAT